GAAGTTTAACGTGAAGGTCTTTAACGTCGAGACAATCAACGCATATCACGAGTTTTATCGCCAGTTACAAGAGAAGGCGCGGGCTCAAGGTATTTATAAATGCCGGATTAACGACGTCAAGAGTCATGGAAGTAGTAAAGAGCAACGGATTGAGTCGATGGAGCCGATTTTACACAATAAAACGCTAGTGCTTAACGATAGGCACACGATGTTGCTGGACCAAATGGCGCAATACCCTTTCGGGGATCACGACGACTCACTCGATTCGCTCCAAATAGCGGTCGACCACATATACAGGCCGAAATCAAGGGTCGCAGTCAAGCCGAAATGGCTATAAACAACGGAGGTGAACGAAGTGTCAAACAACAAACTGAAAGCATTAGAGGCGAAGCTAACGGAGCAACAAAAGAAAGCGGCTTATATGCTTGTCGAGAACGATTTAAAGTCGAACAAAGACCCGTTAAAGCTAACGTATGAACAAATCGCTGATGAAATCGGCGTTTCTTACAAGACGATTTGGAGTTGGCGGACTCAGAACCGTAATTTTATCGCATACAAGAATGAAATATCTGACGATTTCCTAAGCGATAAACGTTCGAGAGTATACGGGCAGTTATTGAAGTTAATTGAAGGCGAGCAGCCGAGCGTAAAGGCCATCGATTTATTTATGCGTAGATTCGGACTACTTACGGAGAAACAAATCATCGCCACAGAGGATGCGAGCGGAAGCCGTTCCAACGATGACCTACAGAAAGAGCTTGAAGAACTCGACGATTTATTAAAAGACGAATAACGGAAGGAGGGGCGCAACTTGGGCTTATTTCGTGACAGTAAAGCGGAACTCGAAAAACTAAACGAAAACCAGACAGTCTATACGTATAACTCCTTTCAGCCGGGCGAGGAGTTTCCGCCACTTGCTGATCGGGAACGTATATCGAAATACAAGCGGTTGAAGAAGTTGTTTCAAGGCAAACAATTCGAAGTATATGAACGGGCGTCGAAATTATTAAAAGATACACCTTATGCTGATCAATTAGCGCAGCTTTACATCGCCGTGAATTTAGCGGATATACTGGTTGTAAAACCAGCAGATTTACTAGTCGGTGAGCCTCCAAGTTTCGAATCCGGCTTACCTGACAATAGTGACCAACAAAAGGCGGTTAATCAATATGTCGAAGAAAACGATTTGGTTAAATTGGTACACGAGAGTGCGATTGGTAACGGTTATCGTGGCGACGCTTGGATTAAGACGCGCTGGGGCTATCGTCAAGATTTTTCGGAAGTAAGAAACGTATTAAGCGAGGATGCTTATTATGAGTTTATTGCGAATTACAAAATGGAGCCGATTATTGAACATATCGCGGCGGATTGCGTATTTCCGGAAACTTCACGAGGCAACATTAAGTCTTACAAAGCCGTCAGAATTGCAACGGTTGAGTATGTGGTAAGTAAGAACGACGAAAAGCCGTTTTTAAACGTAGAACGCCATATTCCGGGCTTTATTATTTATGAGCGTTATCGCCTGCATGAATTTGAAGGTGGCGTTGACAACCGATGGGGATACCCGTTACAAGTTTATAAGATTGGCGAAAGGGTACAGACCGGACGTGAAGAGGATATCGTCGAAACTGGCGTTCCGCATTTACTTACGCATCATATTCCGTATAAATCGGTCGATGACGATTGGCAAGGTAGCGGCGGACTTGAAAAGCTTGAGTCGTTACTGGCGGCAATAAACGATCGTACAGTACAAATTGATTATATTCTTTGGAAGCACGCCGACCCAACTGCTTATGGACCGGACTTAGATGGTGGACCCAACGGAAATGAGGCAAAGTTAAGTGGCGCTTATATTCCGGTCACAAAAGACGATGTGGCCCCGGGCTATATGACGTGGGACGGTCAATTAACGGCAGCGTTTAAAGAGCTTGAAGTGCTAATTTCACTAGTTTTCCAAATGTCCGAAACGCCTCAGTGGTTATTCGGAACGGTGCTCGGGGAGAACTCTGGCGGAACCGGGACGTCACATACAGATAGTGCTTCGATTAAAGCACGCTTTATGCCGATATTATCGAAGGTCAAACGAATACGCACGCACTATGACAAAGCAATCAGAGATGCGCTATGGACGTGTCAACTACTCGATATTGCGCACGGTGAGGCGGATTTCGAAGCGGTCTATCCGACGATTAACTGGCAAGACGGCATTCCAAAGAACGCGAAAGAAGAAGCGGAGATCATGCAGATTCGTACCGGGGGCAAGCCGACCATTGACGTACAGAGCGCCATTAAGCGCCAAGACGGAGTGGACGACGAAAAAGCGACCGAGATTATTTCGCGGATTGAAGAAGACGAAAAGAACGCAAATGGATTCGTGGACTCGTCGATATTTAATGCTGGCGGTGAATAATCATGGCGCCAACACCAACGTATGACTATGATATTTCTATTCTTCTAAGCTATTACAAAGAGGCGCTTCAGAAGATAACCAACGAATTGAATCACATCGATTTAACGAATTTCGAGCGGGCTAACTTGCTCGTAGTACAGAAGGAAATCGCTGACGTGTTAAAAGAACTAGACGCGAAAACGAGCGCCTGGGTTTCTACAATGATACCGAAGGCAACGGAGGATGGCATTATACATTCAATTATAGCGCTAGGCGTGGCGGAATCGGTAGAGGAAGCGCGGAAAATAGTCGTCTTTAATCGGCTAAATCGCGAGTTTATTAAGACAGCGGTGGCCGACACGCAAGCCGACCTTCTACAAGTATCGCAGAACCTTGACCGAAAAGTGCGGACGACTATTCGCCAAGTAACTGCCGAAGCAATGCGGGCCAATTTAACGCAGGGCATTAACACGACGGATTCAATTAAGCGCGACATCTTGCGGGATTTGCGCACGAAGTTGGGCGACTCGATTAATACTGGAATTATTGACGCTGCGGGGCGCCGTTGGAAGCCGGAAGTTTATTCCGAGATGGTAACACGGACTAAACTAGCGCAGGCTCAGCGTGAATCAGCGATTAATGACGCACTAGGACGCGAAGCTTACTACGGTAAAATTAGCAGTCATGGCGCGAAAGATGCCTGCCGAAATTGGGAAGGTAAAATCGTGAAACTGACGCCAGATGCTCCAGGTGATTATCCGTATTATGGTTCGTTGCCTAACCGAGAAATATTTCATCCAAATTGCAAACATGTAATATCGCCAGTTAGACGTCCTGACCAAGTCTAAGTGGCTTTTTCTATGTCCGAACGTTTATGACGTAAAACTGAAACGGCTGTTTTAAATTAATGAGCGACGGCTCTCAAGCGGAGGTAATAAAATGAGCGAAGTAAATCAAAATCCCGAAGTAGTTACCGAAAATCCTACGGTTGAGGAACCGGAAAATAAGCCTGAAGTAAAAACGGTAACGATGACACAAGAAGAACTTGACGCTTTGATTGGTCGTGAAAAAGGACGCGTTAAAAGTAAATACGCGGACTATAACGACTTAAAGACGAAGTTAACAGAGTTCGAAAAGGCAGAGAAGGAACGTAAAGAGTCAGAAATGACGGAGTTAGAACGTTATCAAGTGCAACTTGCGGAGAAGGATACTACGACGCAATCACTTGCGAAACAACTCGAAGAATTACAATCCCAAATGCAACGCGAGAAAATCGTAAACGCATTTATTAAGGCGGCACCAGGCGTAAACATTCCGGCTGACCGAATCGACGCTGCGCTCAAACTCGCTGATTTATCGGCCGTAAATATTGGCGAAAACGGCGTAGAAGGTTTGGAAGACGTGATGAATGCGCTTGTTACTAATTATAGCTTCTTGGCGGAAGTCAAAAAGCCGCAAAAACCTATCGGCGAAGCTACCAATTCGCTGAAAGATACCTCGGAAAAGACTAGCGAACAGTTGCTGAAAGACGCGGCTGATAAAGCTAAACGCAGTCAGAAGATCGAAGACAAAATCGCATACGCGGCGCTTAAGGCGCAACTAGGTAAGTAATCAGGGCGGCCCAAAAGGTCGTCTTTTTCAATTCAAAAAAACTTTAAAACAATGGAGGAAACAAAATCATGGCAAAAATTTATAATTCCGATTTAATCGGCAAACAAGTATCAGTAG